TCTGGCGATACAGATCAGCGGTCGCGCTGATCGAGGTGGTCCAGAACACGCTGCCGCTTGCGGTCCCGCTGGTCTGGTCCCAATACATCGGAGCGACCGGGTTCATGCGCCCGAGGTTGCCGTCCTCGGTGACGGGCTTTGCACGCCCTGGAAGTCGCGCTCCGCAGAACAGCGCGCCCATCGCCATGATGTCGCCGAACGCCGTACGGGTCGGCCCAGAGCCCACGTAGATCTGGAGGCCACCGGGTCCGAGGTAAGTAAAGATGTGCCCGACCGGCAGCGTCGCTTGGTTGACGGCCCCGCTGCCCACGTAGGGGAGCCAGTCCTCCTTCTGGATCTGCTGCCCGTCTTGATCCGGGTAGACGGTGGTGTACGTGGCCGTGTTGGCCCCGAAGCCCGCGAGCCCCGTTTGCCCGCGCGTACGGCTCATCGGGTAAATGTTGTCGATCGTAGGCGCACCATCGAGACGGATCGCGTTCTCGACCACCACATGCGTTTCGAGGCGCGTGGGGTTAGTCGTGACATCCTCAGCACCGTGCCACATGGCGACCACGAAGCACGGGCGGTAGAGCGTACCGCTCACGTTCCACGTCAACGTCCCGCCGTCGTCCGGGTAGTCGAACGGGAACAGGTAGAACTGTCCTTGCTGAATCGGGAACTCAGGCTGCGCGATCGGGTCGTACGGCCAAAGGCCCCGTAGAGGAATCATCCCCACCGTTTCCAACGCACGAACCATGTGACTCGCGAACCCCGCCTTCGAGAAAAGGCGGAATGTGTTGTCCTCGTAGATCGCGGGGATGAGGTTCTGTCCGAACTCGGTCATGTCAGTTCTCCTACGGCAGCACGATGATCGAGGTGGGCACTTCGATCCCGAACTGCGAGAAGCGTCCGTTGTCGTCGAAACGCCCGATGCGGTACGTCGCTCCGCTAACGGAATCCACCACACTCAAGAAGGGGATGAGCGTGTGGTCAGCACCCACGAAGCGGAAGACTTGCCGATACGTGCGCACGTCGATCATCGGCAGCGCGTTCGTGACCGCGATGACGTTGTTAGACGACGCCACGCTCGACACGCCCGCGTTGATGTGTGCGATCTCCTGGATCATAAAGAGCGGGGAGATCCTGATCCGATCGTTCTTCGGCGTGTTGATGAGGCCGAAGCTCGCCGCAAACTTGGTCGAGACTCCGTTGCCGGAGGCCCCCGCAACCTCCGCAGACAGCGAGGCCGCGCCGGTCCCGGTGGAGGACAAGAAGTTGTCTCGACAGCCGATGTAGTAGGGGCGCTCGTCGAAGACGTTGCCGGACAGCGAGTCGATACTCGACGTGCCTCGCGGAACGTACGGTTGCAGCGACGCCGTGAAGTTCTTGTCCGTGCCGTCGTTGGTGACCATGCGGTCGTTGCGATCCTCGGTGAACCGGCAGTTCCCCCGCATGTCGCACACGAGCCCCTGCGCCGACCACTTGTCCGCGAGGTCGCGCGTAGCGTTGAACTCCGGGATCTCCCCATGAGTCATAATCGCGCCGTGGCCGAGGCTCGCGTTCAAAGAATCACGACCCGCCTCCAGGTAGAGCCCGTCCTCGCCGCCGTAGAGCAGCCAGTTGTTGACCGCGAGGGTGTCGATCAGAACGCGGATCGAACCGAAGCGGTGAATACCGGCGGTCTCAATGTCGTGGTCCGGCGTGTAGATCTGCACCCCGTCGGGCGTCGTGTTCTCCAAGAAGGTCTGGATGACGATCTGGGGGCCACTCTCGTCGGCGTCCGTCGAGCCCCCGAGGTTGGGTCCGTACGGGCCTGCGGTCGGGTCAGCGTGATACCAGACCACAATGCCGCCGTGCTGCGTGATGAGGTCCCCGGTGTAGCGCCACCGACCCTGCGTCGCGCGGTCAGCTCGGATGAAGTGTCGAACGTCCGTCGCAGCGGCGTCCGGGCCACCCTCGGTTCCGGGTCCGAACATCCCCCCGTCCCACGTCGGCCGTTCCCAGCCCGACATGGTGAGGAAGTTCTCGATCTTGTCCATGATGAACAAGAACGTGTGGGACTGGCCCACAGGGTCGAACTGGAAGGTGGCTGAGTTCCATTCAGCGGCCATGTCGTTGCCTCCACATGGGGGTTGAGTTTAGGGGCCGCCGAGGGGCTCGTCTACGCGGGGCTCATCGCTTGCCTGTGAGCCGTTTCCAGAGTGGAGCTTGGCCCTTCTTCTGCTGCTTCGAGGCGCGGCGGTTGGATTCGTCCCGAGCTTCGTTCTCTTTCCGCCGCTGCTCAGCGAGACGCTGCGCGAAGCGGAACACTTCGTCCTGGTCCATGTCGTCCACGTCGGCCTTGGTGAAGCCACCGCGACTGCCGTAGACGAGGAAGAAGATGTTGCTCTCAATCGTTTCGAGGTCAACGGCCCCGTCTTGGACGAAAAAACCCTGCGGAAAACGGCATCGTCATCTCATTGACGTATGCACATTTTCCGCACTCCAAATACAGTCTGGTGTCGATGCCGGGTTCAAGTTCGTTCATGGCATCCTCAAGGATGCAGAGGTCGTTCGCCGAGATGTTCTCGATGAACCGCTGCCGGAAGACCAGCGACTTGATCTTCTCCGGCTCCTCGTCCTCGACCTCGACGATCTGCATCGCGAGTCGGATCAGGTAACTCGGATCGTCGCCGTCGTTCGACTGCATCTTGATCCGCTTCGCGTTCTTCGCGATCTGGTCCTCATCCTCTCCCCGCAGGAAGCGCATGTAGACCTTCTTGCCCTCGTCGGGCAGCTCGATCACGAAGGGCTCTTCGAGGTCGCCGTCCGGCGTGCGCTCGTTGAAGTCCTCGACGATGTTGATGTGCCCCTTCTGCTGCTCGCTGCAATCCTGACAGCGGTAGTCGAACGTGTACTCAGGCCCGAAGGTCTTGGTACGCAGCGCGAGCAAGACAGCGAAGCGATCGACGAGCAGAAGCTCCTTCGCCGCCATCCCCTCGGGGAGCTGGAGGCAGGTGGAGATGATGGCGTCCACCTTGCCCACGATGCCGCCGCCCTGCTGCATGAGCTTCGCTTGCTCGCGAGCTTTCAGCGGGCGGATCTTGACCTCTCCCCCGGGGAGCCGCTCGCCGTAGAGACGCCCCCGCGACGGGAGCGTGTAGGTGTTCCAGCCGAGTTCTATCTTCGTCATATCAAGGCTCCTGCGGTGTCAGGAGGATTAGGTTGTTGCATCTCTGGACACAGCGTCCAGAGATGCGGCGGTCCGGGCCTTCTACGCCGTCAGGTTGGACGGGATGAAGATGGCCTTGTCGATCGTGAGGGTTGCGGTGATGCGCACGCGGTCTTCGCCTTCCATGTCGGCGTCGCCCGGATCGTAGTTGGAGATCCACGCGCCCTGGATCTCCCACTCGCGATCGAACTCGCCGTTCGGACCGTACATGGTCATGCGCCCGTTCTTCTTGTACTCGGACGCGAGCGAGGTCTTGCCGCTCACCGGGTTGTGCGACAGGTAGAACCAGTTGGCGAGCACGGTGGCCGTCTCCTGATCCACGTAGTCGTTGAAGACCATCGGGATGTCGTCGAACGTCGGCGTACCGGCGAACTTGCGGATCTGGTTGAGGAACCGGACCTCGACGATGCCGATGTTCGACTTCGGCAACGGACCGGACGTGAACGACAGGGTGACGACATCGTTGTCGTTGCCCGCGAGCCCGGTGACGGTGAAGAGGATGTTGTTCTGGCGTTGCGGCTCGAAGCCACCGCCAACCTGACCGATGTGGTCAGCATTCAGAGTGTCAAGGGGCATGGTCGTCGTCTCCTATCGGGGGCGGTGAAGTGAAGGGCGGTAGATCAGGCGTTGACGATGTTCAGGGAACCCGCGCCGATCGCTTCGAGGATGAAGTCGAGGACCAGCGTTTCCGCCGCCCCGATGGGCTTGATGAAGATCTGCGCGTTCACCGTCTTCTGCGCTTGCAGCTCGGGCGGGTTCGTGTCGGAGTTCGACACGACCTTCGCACCGGGCTCGACGGCGCGGACGCCAACGAGGAAGTCGAGGAGCGGCTGGATCTTCTGTTCGATGTTCCGCCACGTCTGCGGATCGTTCGGCTCGAACTGGATGTCGCGCGTGACCTCGACGGCCGCACGCTTGAGTTCGATCATGCCGCGCCGGATGTGCACCGAATCGGTGGGGCCGGGCGTGCGTTGGAGCGTCTCGTTGCCGTAGAGCTGAATCCCCTGGTCTCCGCTGAACGCCACGATCGGGTTGACCGCGTTCGTGCCACCGAGGAGCAGGTTGCGTTGGGTGAGGTCCGGCGAGAACTCGACCGACAGGGCGTCGATCTTGCCTCGCTGTGCGCCCGCAACCGCGCGCCACGAGTGGCCCACCTGACGGTCCCCGAGCGCGTACTGCGCGAGCACAAAGGACGAGGGCGGCAACTTGACGTTCGCCTGGAGGTACTGGCTCGCCGTCGTCGGGTGGCTCCAGTAGAGCACCGCGTAGGAGCTGTCGAGCTGGGAGGTCGGCGAGTTCGGCAGAACCGAAGTGCCGTTGTGCCAGTCGGCCGCCTCCTGCACGGTGAGGTTCGGCGGCGGATCGACGACGAAGAGCGCGTCTTGTCGCGTCTCGCAGACGTTGATGGCCTCCAGGATGACGGCCCGGGTGTTGATGCCCGGGACTGCCAGGAGGTTGAATTGGACGGACTCGGCGTTGCGGAGCGACTGGAGGCCAGTCGATGCCGTGCCGGTCGAGGTGCCGATGTAGTCGGCGTCGTCAAGGCCGCTGATCCCGTCGGTGCCAGCCTGCGTGGTGCCGAGCACGTAGGTCGCGGACACCGGGTCTTGGTCGATCGAGACGGTGACGTTGACGTACCGGCTCGGGTTCGACTTGTTCACGACCCCGGTGTTCACCAGCGTCTCGATGAAGTTGGAGTCGGCGCTCGCGGTCGAGAGGTTGAAGAACGTCTCGACGACCTGCACGGCACCGCTGGTTCCGACCGGCGCGATCACGTCCATGTCGAACGCACCCGGAGCAGCCCCGGAGATCTGCGTCGCACGGAACACGACGGAGAGCGCGTTGCCCCAAGTGCCGGTCGTGATGGCCGCGATGGTCATGCCGACCAGCGCACCGGCGGCGACACCCGAGCCCATGCCCGCGAGCGTCTGCACGACCGCGACATCGGTGCCCGTGATGGCGACGTTACCGGCCGCAGCGTTCGCGACCGTGTTGGTCAAGGAGACGATCGAGCCTGCGCCGGGAAGCGCCGTCACATCGAAGGGGCTTTGGTTGTTGATCGCTTGGCGCAGGTTCTCGACCGTGATAGCGGTCGTGCTGCCGACCGCAACAGCGACGTTGCCACCGCCGACGCCCGCATCCGTACCACCGGCCATGCCGGTCTCGGTCACGTTGGTAGCGCCGTTCGTGATCGCCACGTTGCCCGCGATCCCCACGGCGTCGTTCACGAGGTCGATGATCGTGGTGCCGTTGGCCGTGCCCGAGATGGCGAGCGACGGAGCCGATGCGATCGCTGCGAGCATGTAGTCGCGGGTTGCCTGCGCGTCCGCACCGATGCGGACCGGGACGTTGCCGCCGCCAGCGGTGAGGTCGTCGCCGCCAGCCATGCCAGTCGAGCCAAGGAAGGTCGAGACGTTGACCTGCTCGATGATGCCGACGTTGCCCGCGACACCAGTGTTGTCGTTGGTGAGCGGAACCGTGTCGCCGCCCGTCGGGTTGGCGGCCGTGATGTTGAACGTGAAGGCCACGTTGTTGACGGCGGCTTGCAGGTTGTTCAGCGTGTCGTTCACCGTCGCGCCGATGATGACCCGACGAAGCGTCTGGTTCTCGACCACCGAAGCGTTGTCGTCGAACTCGAAGTCCACGATGTTCGTGCCGTCCGAGATGCGGAACGTGTCGCCGTCGGTGGGCTGGCCGCCGATGATCGTCAACGTGCCCGTCGCTTCGGCAGCGGTGTCGAACTCGAAGATCGTGGCCGGGTTCACGCCGTCGTCGAGCGTGATCGTCTCGGTCGCGAGCGGGAGCCCGCCGAACGTGAGGTCACCGATGGCCGCTTGTGCCAAGTCGAACTCGAACGTGAGCGCCGGGTTCACCCCGTCGGAGATCACCACGTTGTCCGCGTCGTTCGGCTGACCCGACAGTGCGATCGAGCCAGTGGCCGCCACACCTTCGGGGCCGACGACATCGACGGTCGCTGCCAGCTCCGTCCCGTCGGCGACTCGCAGGTAGAACATCTGCGTACCTTGCTTGAGGTACTCGATGGCACTCAGCAAGCCGAAGTCGTCGGCGAAGGGTTGGCCGAACGCACGGATGAGAGCAGTCTCACTCGTGACGAGCAGCGGAGTGCCTACGGGGCCTTTCGTGGCCCCGCCGACAATCACGGGGAGGGTCACCCCCAGCGTCGGGCTGGTCGGGATGACGGTGATTTCGTTGGTGATGATTCCGGGGCTCTGTGCCATGACGTGTCCTCGTGTGCTTTACCGATGCGGGTCGATCGAGATCTGGCCCTGGCTGAGTAAGCGACGCGCGTGATCGGTGAGGCAATCCTCTTGGACTTGCACCGTGGCGTTCGCGCCCATCCTGAGCGACTTCTTGGTTCCGTCATCGTTGAGGACGGGCAGGAAGAGGAGGGTCCCGCTTCGGTTGCGAAGCGACAGGAAGCGCACACGCGGAGCGACCTTCGGTGAAGGGGCGGGCCGCGCGGCAGTCCTGGGTGCAGATCGTTCTTCCCGACGAGCAGCCTTCTTGGTGCTTTTCGGATGCTGCTCGGTGGGCTCG